TAACACTACTGCTAACTCAAACATACTAGACGCAAGTGGTTTATCAGGACACGCTAACGGTGCTAAATTAGATATCACTAGAATTTGGTGGAGTTTAGTTCAAGGTACTGCTGACGATAACACAGGTCATGTACAGATACAATTTGTAGGGGCTTCATCGGATACTATCGCAATTCAACTTGCTGGTACAGGACACTATGATGGTACTGCTGGTAAAATTGAAAACAATGCTACTAATACTACTGCAACTTCAGGAGATTTAGAGTTGACTGCATTAGGAACTTCTGGTAGTGTTATTATCGAATTAAGAAAAGACACAGCATTTACTGATTAATTTTTATGACAATTAAAAATACAACAGTTGTTGATATCAATAGTAAAGCAATAATTAAATCTATTGGTATCAAAGATGAAGTTGACCAGATTATGGTAGACGCTGAAAAGTTAGTTGATGGTAATAATAAATCTAAATTAAGTTTGATTGAATGTTATTATCAGATAGAAGGCACAGGTACTTTAAAAATAAGTGCTGATGCTGAAACAGAAGATTTATCTCTAACTGGTAGAGGTAAGTATGGGTTGAGACCAGATCAATTAAAGTTTGGTAATGACGCAAAAATAAAACTAACAACTGACTCAAATGTAAAAAGTTATTTGTTAATAACTGAATTTAGAAGGAATTAATAATGGCTGATACGGTTACAAGTCAAACGATAGTAGACACATCTGGTACAAAAACAGTAATGAAGTTTACTAATCTTAGTGATGGTTCTGGTGAGACACTGGTAACTAAAATGGATGCAAGTGCATTAACTCATATGACTGAGGATGCAACCAAGAAGATAAGTAAAATTTGGTGGACTTGCAATACAAACTCTGGTAACGGAGGAGTTGAAATAATTTGGTCAGGCAGTGGGACAAGTGCCGCAAATGCAACTGCTTTGTTTGTGAGTGGCGAAGGATATTGGGATTTACATACTGCGGGTAATGGCATTATTAATAATGCAACATTAGTATCTGGTACAAGTCCTGCAGGCGACATTTTGTTTAGTACAAAAAACTTTACTCAAAATGATAGTTATACAATTATAATAGAAGTGAGATAATGAGTAAGAATAAAAAAGATCATTCGAAAGCGATACTAGAACGAATAGTAGGAACAAAAAGAAAAACTGAACTTGCCGAAAAGTTTAAAGAGGCATTTGCTGAAAAGTATAATGTTAAAAGAGAAGAAATTAAACAAGGCATAGTAGATAAAGTTTACAACAAAGAAAAGGTGGAGAGATGAAATTAATCACAGAAACTATTGAAGATATAGAAGTATTGACAGAGGCAACCACTAACGGTGGTAAGTCTTATAAGATACGAGGTGTCTTTATGCAGGCTGATATTAAGAACCGTAACGGTCGAGTTTATCCAGTCGAAACTCTTGCAAAAGAAGTCAAGAGATATACAAACGAATTCATTAATAAGAAACGAGCATTTGGCGAACTAGGACATCCAGACGGACCAACAGTAAACCTTGAGCGTGTTTCTCATATGATTACAAGTCTTAAACCAGAAGGTAAAAACTTCATAGGTGAGGCGAAGATAATGGATACACCATATGGTAAAATCGTCAAGAATTTAATTGACGAGGGTGCTCAACTTGGTGTTTCATCAAGAGGTATGGGATCTATACAACAATCACAAGGAAAAAACATTGTTGGTAGAGACTTTTATCTTGCAACTGCTGCTGATATTGTTGCAGACCCTAGTGCACCAGACGCTTTCGTAGAAGGCATCATGGAAGGCAAAGAGTGGGTATGGGACAATGGAATGTTAAAAAGTAGATCAGTTGAAGCATACAAAGAAGAAATTGAACGAACTCAACGCCACGAATTGGCAAAGGTAAAGTCAAGAATATTTACTGATTTTATGTCAAAATTATAAACCTACGCGGCCTTGTTAATAAAAATAAGGACGAAAATGGTAAATGTTATAAATAATAGTAAATAAAAATTAATTAATTTTTAATATCAAGGAGAGACCGAATGTCTGAAACCGAAATGAAACAAGAAGTAGAATTAGAAGAAAATGTCATAACTAAAGATGCCGTTGCTTCTGAACCTACTCACCTTAAAAATGATGCTGAAGATTTAGGTGCACCAGTTGTTAAACCAACTGACACTAATCCTGACGGATCTAAAAAGGTAAAAAAAGTTAAGGATCAGGTTAATAAAGACGAGAACGATGGTTCTTTACCGAACGATCTAAAACCGTCATCTGTTAAAGAAGAAGAAGTTGAAGTTGAAGGCGATGAAGTTATTGCTGAATCTGACGATTCTGACGAAACAGAAATTGATCTATCTGCTGATGTTAAGGCATTAGTTTCAGCTGACGCTGACCTATCTGAAGAATTTAAAGAGAAGGCTGCGACAATATTTGAAACTGCTGTTAAGACACGCATTAAGGAACAAACAAAGATTTTGGAATCCCAGTATGAAGATAAACTTTCAAAAGAAACTGATACAGTAAAAGAAGCTATGGTCGAAAAAGTTGACTCATATCTAAACTATGTTGTTGAAGAATGGATGAAAGAAAATGAATTAGCAGTTGAAAGAGGTATTCGTACTGAAATCGCTGAAGATTTTATTACTGGACTTAAATCTTTATTCAAAGAACATTATATTGATGTTCCAGAAGAAAAATACAATGTACTAGACGACTTAACAAATCAAACTAAAGATTTAGAAGCTAAGTTAAATGAACAGATTGAAAAAAATGTTGATCTAACAAAAACAAATTCTAAATTTACAAGAGCAAACCTTGTCGCTGAAGTATCTGCTGATTTAGCAGAAACTGAAAAAGAGAAATTTGTTTCTATGGCTGAGAATGTTGATTTCGATAGTGCTGAAAAATTTAAGGAAAAACTAGAGACTGTTAAAGAATCTTTTTTCCCTAAAACAAAATCAGAGATAGCAGAAAATTCTTCTGTTGATTCTGTGGCGGCGAATGTACCTAGTGATTTCACTAGTGGACAATCGGATGCTATGGCTGCATACACTGCCGCTATTACAAAAGACATTAAGTATGGTGAAACTAAGTAATCATATATTAATGGTGACTAAATTTTTAAATAACTAACTTTAAATAGGAGAGATAATAAAATGTATCTTACTGAAAATTTACAAGAAAAGTGGCAGCCAGTCTTAGAACATCCAGATTTGCCAAAAATCGGAGATTCTTACAAACGAGCTGTTACGACTGTTATTCTTGAGAACCAAGAAAAAGCAGTTAGAGAAGATAGAGGGTTTATGACTGAGGCTGCCCCTGCAAATGCAACTGGTTCAAGTGTTGATAACTGGGATCCAGTATTAATATCACTAGTTCGTAGAGCGATGCCTAATCTAATCGCTTATGATGTTTGTGGCGTTCAACCGATGACTGGTCCAACTGGACTAATCTTCGCTATGAAGTCAAGATTTGCTACACAAACAGGTACTGAAGCATTATTTAACGAAGCGGATTCAGATTTTTCTGCTCGTGATGCTGCTGGTGGTTCTGGTTCTCCAGACGCACAAGCTGGTACAAACCCTGCTACACTAAATGATAGTCCTGCTGCTGGTACTTTTACCACTGGTTCTGGAATGTCAACTGCACAAGCAGAAACACTAGGTGATGGTACTGATGAGTTTGCTGAAATGGCTTTCTCAATCGATAAAGTAACTGTTACTGCTAAATCTAGAGCTCTAAAAGCAGAGTACACTATGGAACTTGCACAAGACTTAAAAGCAATCCATGGACTAGACGCAGAAACAGAACTTGCTAACATCTTATCAAGTGAAATTCTTGCAGAAATCAACCGTGAAGTAGTTAGAACTATTTACTCACACGCTAATAAAGGCGCTGAAGTAAATACTACAACTGCTGGTATTTTTGATCTTGACACAGACTCTAACGGTCGTTGGTCAGTTGAAAAATTCAAAGGTCTTCTTTTCCAACTGGAAAGAGATGCTAATGCGATTGGTCAAAAAACAAGAAGAGGTAAAGGTAATATCATCATAACTTCTGCTGATGTTGCTTCTGCTTTACAAATGGCTGGTGTATTAGATTATGCTCCTGCACTATCTAGCAACTTAAATGTTGATGATACTGGTAATACTTTTGCTGGTGTTTTAAACGGAAAATTCAAAGTATATGTTGATCCATATGCAGCGAACATTTCTGCTGATCAATACTATGTTGTAGGTTATAAAGGAACTAGTCCTTACGATTCAGGTCTGTTCTATTGCCCATATGTTCCACTACAAATGGTGAGAGCAGTTGGACAAGACAGCTTCCAACCTAAAATTGGTTTCAAAACTCGTTACGGAATGGTTCAAAATCCATTTGCAACGACAAACGGCTTAGGCGCAGTAGATAATTCTGGTGCGGTTGCTGCTGGAGATCAAAATATCTATTACAGAAGAGTTAAAGTTACAAACATTATGTAATTTTACTTTAAGTAAAAGACTTTAAAAAGGGGGCTTTATGCCCCCTTTTTTTTATCTAGGGAACTCTTATAAATACTAGTATGACTGAAACAAATATTCAAAGTAGACAACCGATAATCATGGACTATGCAAGTCCTATACAGTTTAGATTTAAATGTACTAAACTACCACTTGTAGAGTACTTCTGCCAGACAGCAAATGTACCATCTATAGCACTAGGTGAAGCAACAGTTACTACACCATTATATGACTATCCTATACCTGGCGATAAAGTCACATACGGAAGTCTAGATATATCATTCTTAGTAGATGAAAATTTAAACAATTATAAAGAACTGCACGATTGGATACTCGGTCTAGGGTTTCCAAAAGATAATCTACAGTATGCAAATTTAGCAGCATCGTCTGCTGATACATTTCCTGGTTCAACTGCAAGTGCTGCTGCAACAGGAACATCTTTAAAACAACCTGTTTCAGAAGGCGGAATATATTCAGACGCAACTCTAACAATATTAAACAGTAAGAATGTAGCAAAGACTGAAATTAGATTTCAAAACTTATATCCGACTACTCTTGGTGGTTTAAACTATGATATACAAGCATCCGATGTTGATTACTTAACTGTTTCAGCAAGTTTTAATTACATTAATTACGATATAGTACAAATTTCTACTACTTAAGCCTTGACTTTTCACCGATAAAGTGATATAATATATATTATGACATTAGAAGAATTACAAACACAAGTTAATAGGGACTTTAAAATAGATGATACTGAATTAGATTCAGAGTCTATTAAGATACCTTTATTACATAACAAATATCTCCAACATCTCAATAAGTTTTCTTTACTCTTAAAGAAGGCTGAATATGACCATAAACTACTTGTAAGATCAAAGTGGGAATACTATACTGGTAAAGCAGACGCTTCAGTATATAAAGAAACACCATTTGATATAAAGGTATTGAAGTCAGATGTTCACATATACATTGACTCAGATGAAGAACTACAAAAGGCAGATCAAAAAGTTGCATACTTAAATGTAGTAGTTAAATATCTAGAGCAAGTATTAAGAAGTATCAACACTAGAACTTTTTTAATTAAAAATGCAATTGAGTGGAAGAAATTTACTAGCGGAGCAATATAATGGAACATCAACAAAGATTCCCAACAAACATATTCATAGGTGATGACTTTATCAATACACTAGAAGGACCAGATTATACAGATGGTCTTATTCAGAATATGAAAAAACATATTGAAAAACTATGGATAAAAAGAGACAAAACTCAATTCAATTTTCAAACAAATTCTTTTCTATACAATGAGAAAGCGTTTCGACCTTTAGCAGATTTAATCTTGAGAAAGAATTTAGAAAATATGAAAACATTAAAGTATAATGTTGAACTTGATGATTTAGTTATGTCAGGTATGTGGGCAAATATAATCGCACCAGGCGAGTCACACAGAGCTCACACACATTCAAACAATTTATGGAGTGGAGTATATTACTTACACTCTGACCAAAATGCAGGAATTACATTTCAAGATCCTAGACCTGCAGCCGATGTATTAGTACCAAGAAAACTAGAAAACACTACTGAAAATTCTAATCTATTATTATATGCTTCTAAGATGAATAGAGCAATAATGTTTCCGTCATGGTTGTTACATTGGGTGAATATAAACACATCAAAAACTAATCGTATAAGTATATCTTGGAATATACATACTAAAGGACAGATGGGAGAACACCATGACTTACAATCCGCCATCTATTGATGATTATACAGATACTATTCTTGACTATATAGAATACTATCCTGATATAGTTGATCCTAAATTGTGTAATACTATCGTAAAACACTTTAATAAAAATGCAGATTGGAAAACATCTACATTTTCTAATCACGATAAAAATTTAGGCACATCTAAAGTCGATATGCAAGAGTATTGGATAACAAAGAAAGATACTTATTCTGAACATCTAAGAACTGCTTTCGTTAAAACAATTTCTAACTATACACAGACCCATACTATAATTAAACCTCAAGAGTTCACTAACTTTAGAATTAACAAATATTCTACTGGTGGATTTATGAA